CACCACCAATCTCTTGAATAGTGTCACCATTGATACAACCAATACGATCCGTAATAGGTGATACTGCAAAGTCTGCAGCGCTACTACCAGTCAGCCTCTTAATGCTGTCCTGAGTAAAGATAATAAGTTGTTCACGAAAGACTGCTAACCCAGTAATGTCATTAGCTACGTTAAAAGATCCCGCACCATTAGCAACACTAAAATCATCTACACTAAATGGAGCAGTAAAGAATAAGTTACTACCCTTAGCGTAGAATGCAGTATTCTTAAATATAGCTACCTGCTCTGCACCACTAATATCTGTACTGTCTGAGGCAGTCATAAACGACATAGTGTTGCCGTTAGTGTTATAGATAGCTGGATAGTTAGTACCATCTACGAACAGTACTTTATCATCACCATCTAAGTTATACAGAACGTGTCTAGCTTTACCACCGTTAGTACTGGCACTAGTAGCCATACTATTCCAAGAGTTACCTGTGCTGTAGTAATACTGGGTAAGGTTACTACCATTCTTACGAGCAGCCACTACTCTACCAGAGCTAATAACTTTAAGAGCTAAAGTAGGTCCAGAACCGGGAAGAGTTGAACTAGTGAACTTCTCAAAGCCTTTAATCTTAGAGTAGCCACCTTCTTTATTAGCTTCAAAGTTCTGTAAAATAGTAGCAGATCCAACAGCATTAGTACCATGTTGTAAAGGTGAGAGGTTAGAGACTAACCCACCCTTAAACTCAATAGGAAATGTTGTCCACTGCGTTGCCATTAAAAGTGTACTCTCGTATCTCTAATATATTCAGTTCTGTTAATGTTCAAGCTACGCATATGCTTAATACCTTGCAAGAACTTCTGTTGGGATAACTGTGCTGTCTGAGTATCACCTCTAAACAAGTAAACATAATACATTGCACCATCTACAATAGCGTGTTTGTATTCCTCTGGTACAGAAGGTACATCTGTAGCAAGATCCATATCAACACCAACAGTGTAATACTCATACACAACCTCATAGGCTTTATCAGGTGCTGGTACAAAGATTAACTCTCTGCTAGGCGTTCTTACAACATACTTAGGAACTGCTCTAGTATTAACATCAGAGTTATACTCGTAATCTATGTATTTGTCAAGGTATTCTTCGTAGTTAAGTAACTTTAATCGTTGAGTTTCTACACTTAAACTTGCATCCCTACGGATACGAAAGGAGTTCATGTTAACAGTCTTAGCATCGTAAGGCATGCTGTAGCGAACTTCACCTGGTAAAAGTACTTCACTCTCTTCTGCGTGGTTCCAAGGCCACTCAAACTCTTCTTGATGTATGTGACGGATAGAGGCATTAACTGAGTCTTTACTGAGGTTATAGTAACCTGTAGCTGTAGAGAAGTTAGATGAAGTAAGTTCAACCTCATTCAAGCGTCTGTTAACGTCATTAACTAAGCCTATAAAGTTATAAGACATTCTTACTTCTCCTTAACACGTAGAAAGACAGAACGCTCATACTGTAGACCTTCTGTAGTTGTTATCTTACAAGAGATACGATACCTAATGTTGTTAGTACCAAGTGAGAACCTAATAGTAGAAACACTTGAAGTATTAGTCTGTTGTACCATCTGTAAGCCGTTGACTACAGAGGCAGGACTAACAGCAGTCTTTACACCATCAGCGTCATCTACATACCAAGACACACCCACAATAGTATCATCACCTAGAAAGCGTGACCAATCTATGTTGTAGTCTAGTATTTCATCTTTATCTTTATCAGGCCACTTATATGACATGTACGTATTCCTTACGCTGCAATTCTTATTGTGTTGTCTCTGTCAATAGCTGCAATGCTAACAGTTCTTTGCTTCTTATCTGATGGTATAGCCACTGTGTATGTCTGAGGTGTACCCGCTATAAATAAAACTCTCTTACGGTCATAACTATCTTTTAAAGAGTCGTAGTCAAAGTTAGTAGCTACGACAGTAACACTGTTAGTGTTAATAGTTAAAGCTGGTGAAGTTATAGGTATAACGTTACTGGTTCGTGTAGTTAAGAACCCTATAGATCCAGTAAGAGATACACCCGTTGGTACGACATTAGCTGCAGCAGTGGCATTAACTACGCCTATACCTACAGTAAGCGCTGGGCTACTAATAGATAAGTTAGCATCACCAACCACTACAGTTGTACCTATAACGCCTGTAGAGTAAACCCCCGTTGGTACAACATTAGCTTCTGCTACTATGCCTACCGTGTTAGTAGAACCCGTAGCTGATACACCTGTAATGGCTGTATTAGCCTCTGCTACAACTACAACAGATCCAACACTAGATGTTAAGGTAGGCGTTGTAACTGGTACATCTGATGCAGCAGTAACGGTAACAGTATTGGTAGCACCAATCGCACTTACACCGTCGATCAGAAAAGTTATCTCTGACTGTGACGCAAAGGGTGTAGATGCGAATGGGCTAAAGCCTAACATTAGTCTGCCTCTGCAATCGTTAGTGTGCCAGCCTCAACCTGCCGCATGATTTCAGCATAGTGGCGGTTGGCTGGGTCCAATGGGACGAATAACTCTTGTCCGTCTATTGTGGCACGGATGATGGTGTTGGTGCCTTCCATGTCTACCATATACTGTGCTGATGTGATTTGCATGTTGTTCATGGGTTATAACTCCGCATCTATATAAAACAATCCATAGTCGGCGGAGTCCTGCCTAACAAAATAACTGCTATATGCACCATTGTTTATGTAAAACTGGCCCCCCACGGTCCGTAAGTTCTGCACCCCAACCGTCACGCTACTATGCGCACCCTGTCCAGACCCATACGCAATAAATAATCCACTTTGAGAGGCTGTTGGGGTAGATCTCTTTTCAACCTTCCAAGATATGTTCCCGTAAGCATAAGTTGAATTGTACTTTGAAAAAATATGATCGTGAGGATAGATGACCTCAAAATACCTCTGGCACTTAGCCAATGTATCCCCGTAGCTCTCATGCGGGAAGTCGATAGCGCTGTCGCCCACGTTCAGGCAGACGCCTGTGATTTGCCAGTAGTTGTTTATTGCATCAAAAAGATTAACAGATTGACCTACAGCACGATGAGTACTTGATGTTGACCAAGTGTTTGACGAGCCAGATGATCTGTCACTATTTGCACCAAGCGTAAACCAAACTCGTAATCCTTCGCTTATATCACTGCTATTAAATCCCGCAGAAGTATCCGCAGAAAAAGTAAGTGTTTTATATTCCCATGTTCCTGACGAGTTTATAGTATAGCCTTGGCTTATAGTGTTGCCTGACAGCCCTCCTTTATAAAGCCCCAAAGAATAGCTGCCTGTTTTATTTGACTTTACCCAAAAAGATACAGTCGCTTGTTTAGCCTCGACTGTTCCATGAGCCAGTTGACGTACATCTTGAGCCTCAAGTCGTGTACCAAGTCGAATATGCGTACCCGCTGGTAAGCTGGTGTCGGCAGTAGTAACAAGTATTTTAGTGGAGTATTTAAACCCCGCAGGGGCATCATTCTCTTGTGACATAGTGATGACTTCTGTTCCATCACGATTATATGTCCAACGGTCGCAAACATGGTATCCATTAGTGCTAATACTTGCTACGCTATTTGAGCGTTGTGCCACGGTCATCGCCCCGTTAATCACCATGTTGGTGCCAGTGATAGCCCCATCATCAACCTGATTGCCAAGATCGGCTAGTTGCCTTGCCTTACTGCTCATAAACTAATACCTCACGGTTTTGTAGGCCAAGTCACATCATCTAGTGATGTCGCACTTGCAGTTATATCTCTGAGCGCTTGGCGATACGCTGTCTGCTCTGCTGTCATTGTACGATCTGAGCCAGCCCACCAGTCTGTAGCTGCAATCAGACGGTCACGCTCTGCACGAAGCTCTTTCATAGGTTCTGCTGCAATAAGTTCGTCACGCTTGGCTTCTACTGCTGCCCAAGTTGTACCCCAGTCTGCAGGGTCAGAGCTTTCGATAGCTGTGCCATTGGCGTCTGCGCCAGTGACCTTGGCAAACATAGTGCCAAACTCTGCTTCTGTTGTAGGCTCTCCACGGAGTACCCACTCTGTAATGCCTAGTTCTGTTAGTGCTGTTGAAACTGTTGTCATTGTGTTGGCCTCCTTAGCCAGCGATTTCGTAAATGGTTATACTAGAAGTACTGCCACCAAGATTAACTGCGAAGCGGTTCATCGAACTCTGATATAGGCGACCGTAAAGGGTAAATGTAACTTGAGACAAACTTGTATTGTCGTAAGCATGTTGAGACGCATATGGCCCATACATGTCAGTGGTAGTGGTGTTCGCATGACTAGCATATACATTATAGGCAGGGTAACTTGTGACTTTCACAGAATCTTTGTAAAGATGATACACACCCCCCGCAGAAACTGTGTTGGAGTTTACATTACAAGCTATCTTCATATCCACTAAAATTCGACTGTTGGTAGATTTCGGAGTAAACGAAATACTACTTCCCGTAATAAAAGTTTCAGTAGTTGTTGAGACCGTGCTTTGGTTGGAAAACTGAAGGTCTTTAGCCTGAATAATAGTACCAGTAACATTCAACCCAAGATCAGCCGCAGTAGGTACACCACCCGCAGCCGTTTGTAGAGTATCGACTTTGATTATGCTGGTCATTGTGCGATCTCCATTACAGTAATGTTCCCCAACTTGTTATAGTTGACACGAAAGTTTCTAGACCCCGAACTGCTAATGAAAGCTGCTTGCCCTTTGTAGGTAACTGTCGATGTCGTGTTGGGGCTGTCCTCGTACACAATACTAGTCATAGAGGCAGCCTGTTGCCCCCCTCGTGATGCAATGAAAGAACCGCCTGGCGTGTCTTCTGCTATTATTTCGGTTGTACCTCTAAGAAGACGGCATCTACCTCTAACGTCAGTACTGTCTACATCAACGTCGCCTTGGAAACTTTCGTTGTAAAAGATAATAATCTTACTTGAAGTAGAAGTCGGTGTAATAGAAACCGTAGCCCCCGTATCCATCCAACCCGTTGTCTGGGTGTTAAGGTATGACGTGTTTTGGTACGTCACCACCTGCACCACATGCCCTGCCGCCATGACACGGCTACCCAAGTTAGGCTGGAGATTATCTACGTAGAGTGTACTCATCCTGCAATCTCCATAAGTGTAATTACCCATTCACCATTATCAGCCTCCGTAAGGTGAAGGTTGTTTGTGCCAGCTTCAATTCGTACTTGAGCGTAGTAAGTAATGGAATTTGTTGTTGAAGGGGTATCAAGTTTTACCATACTAGAACTAGAAGCTTTAATATGTCCTGTCGCTTCACGATACCAAAAGGATCTTAAATACTGGATTTGAGTATCTGTCCCTCGTAGTATCCTTGCATTTCCTTTAACTTTCGCTTCTGCACCCCCGTATCCGGGGCAACTAACAGAAACATAAATTTTACTAGTTGAAGACTTAGGAGTAATACTAGTAGAGACAACAGTAGTCCAAGATGTGGAGTTAAATGAAGAAATGCCTGCTTCATTAGTAACAACTTGCAAAACGCTACCCGCAGGGGCAACGAACCCGTTACTAGCATCTAGCGTCTGACCACTTGGTATGATCACCTTGTTCGCATTAGCCCCGCTAGTCGGCCCCTGCAAGTTCTGTACTGTTAGTGTTCCTACCATCTATACCACCGTTAAGTTGCCGTTGACGGTGAGTGTCACACCAGTGGCTAGGGTAAGAGGCCCAGCGCATGAGGCATTCTCATCTGCGTCTATCGTTGTATTTGTATTGAGGGTTTGCTCATTAATGCGAAAGATGTCACCAGCCCTAGAGCCAACTGTACCATTGTCGCCCTTGAACATGCCACCACCTGAGACGTTAGCTACTTCAAACGTAGTATAGGCAACAACCTCAAGTACGTCACCAGAAGAAGCACCTACTGTAAGGATAACATCAGAGCCATTACCTGCAGTGTAGTCTGTACCATTATTCAGGAAGATACCATTGAGATACACATCCAAGAACTGCGGTGTGTAGCCACCCGTAGCAAAGCTAGTCTGACCTGCTGTGCAAGTAAAGCTATCTCTTGTTTGTGTAGCCTGTGGTACTGGCTGTGTGCCTATGTATCCTGACATTAAAGTGTCTCCTGTGCCTCAAGATGCGCTGTATATGCGTCTTTGACAGCCTGTGTATGTACTGCATTACAGATGGCTTGCACCTCTGCGCTTTCGCCTGTGATGTCATCGTTAGGTGCAACTACATGGCGTGAGAAGCTGCGGCTGATCTCTGTGCCGTCACGCTTGATGACTACTGCGGAGCGCACCTGAACGTGCTTGAAGTCGCCTACGATCTCTATTTTGTCTTGTACTGTTTCTTCTGTTAGTGCCATCGTTTATCTCCTGTGATGGTTGGACTGACTACCCTACGATCCAGTAGGGGTGGTTATGAAACGGGATATGAAAGCTGAAATGTCATAAAGCTGCCTATGGCATTTGCGGGGACAGCACTATCATCTGCGTATTTTAGGTCTAATGTGGACGAAACCGCATATGCTCTAATGTAAACTGTGCCTGTCCCTGCTCCCTTATTTAATATAGCAGGCGACCATCCATGTGATGGCACCGCAAAAGGCAACCCGCCAATTAGCATAAAGGAAGCTGAAGGTGACGAAATGCCAATATACGCTTGAAGGTGAACCATATTGCCTGTTTTTGTGTATCTGGAGGCATGTGCAGTTATAGATGCTTGCGCACAAGTAGGCGTCCAAGTCCCCTCCTCATAGTCATCCAGCTTATTTGAGCTACCTGTCCCGCCCAGATAGGCACCGCCAGACAGGTAGATGTTTTTGAAGCGCTCATTGTCGCCACCTAAATTGATAGCTGCATCACGGGCTACACCGTTAGCATCAGAAGGATGAATTTCGTTTGGGCCGCAATCAAAGATAAGACCAACGTCTAATGTTGTTGAAGATGATGTCCCAATGTACAGTGCTTTTTCACCTGAAGTCTGACTGTCTACAGTCCCAATACTCCCCACAGTGGAGCCGTCTTTGGCAAACAATGCAATGTCGCCATCAGAAGTTTTACGATTGAACGCCGCCGCAACACCTCCGTCACGAGTAGCCCAGAATTTACCTTTGTCTGCATTACCAAACAGTTCAAAGCCAGCAGTATTAAAAGCTGTACTCGTCTTACCCACCAGCAAGTTACCGCTCGCATCCAACGTCATCGCAGTGCTTGTGGCGTTATCGTCAATGCCTTGTGAGGTAAACGCACCAGTAAAGTTTACATCTCCTGTAAACGTACCACCAGCACTAGAAGACACAGTATCACTTGTCTGGAACCCACTATAAGACACAACAACAACTTGGTCATCTGCTAAAGCACCTACTGTAAGTGTAAGGCTGTTACCATCAGTAGCTGTATAGTCTGTACCATCTACAAGACGCACACCATTCTGGAATACGTGAACCCTGTTAGGTGAATACGTTAAGCCTGTAAAAGAAGTCTGTCCAGCCGTAGCCGTAATAACTTTCTTATTCTCTACACCAGAGCTTACTACAGAAGCTTTAGACCCAATATATCCAGCCATTTAAGGTGTCTCCTGTGCCTCTGCTTCAGCTTGTACTTGTGCGGCTGTCTTAGCCCAGCCTCGTGTAAAGGCATCAGCTACAATAAGCTCACGTGTCGCCGGTATAGCTACGCCTTCATCTAACGCACGGGTTGTGTACATTGAGATGATTTCATCGTTAGCAATACGGCAGCGTTCTGTTACCGCATTCTCAGCCCAGTCTTGTGGGTCTAAGGCGGCGTACTGTAAGCCTTTTAGCTGAGTGTCTGTAAGTGTTATTGTGATGTTTGGCATTGTTGCCCCCTATTATCCTAAAAGATGACCGCCGAACCAAGTATGACGGCTACCCTCTACCGAAAGGTTTGTGTCTGAACTGCTTGAGTTTACTTGAACATTTACGGTGTCATTTGCAGCACAGTTTCTAGTTGTGTAAATCTTCAAGGTTTCTTCTGACTGTGAGCCATCAAATTTACGAGTTACAGCTTGGCGAGTACCGTTGATGGCGATTGCTAATTGGATGTCGCCCCAACTACCGTAGTAAGTTTCTTCTCGAACATTAACAAAAAAGGCATAAACACCAGCTACAGGACAGGTAAATGTGTCAGTGGTTGTATTAAAATGATTTCCTATGTCGTGATGCAACTGGTTAAATACTGCCAAGTTAGCCCATGAACTTTGAGCGGCTGTAAAACCTATATCACCACTAGCATGGTACAGAAAGCTGGGCTGATACGGCATAGTGACACGGCCAGCACTGTCGATGCGCATACGTTCTGCGCCGTTGGTGTTGAAAAACATATGATTGGTGCTGTGTGAGTAACCAACTTTACCAACAGTACCATCTGCACTGTCTCCAAACAAAAGCTGGCCGTTGTCATTGCCTGTGCTTTCTAGAAGCAACAAGGCTGCACCACTATTGCTTACGGTAAGCTGGCGTGCTGGCGAAGTCGTACCAATGCCAACGTTACCGCTGCTGTCGATGCGCATGGCTTCAGACCAAGAGATTGCACTTCCCGCAGACCCGCTTGCAGCATATGACCAACGGTGAAGCCCACTTCCTTGCTCATAACGAGTTGCTTCATCTGCGTGTATTCTAAGCCAACTTGTTGCCCCACTATTTAGGTAGGCATTGTTTGCCATCATAATTGTATTTGTGTCTGATGTAGTGCGGTTGCTCCATATAGAACCCGAAGCACCTAAGTCTAAAGCAGTATACCCTGTGTAATGGCTCTGGGGTGTCGTACCAATCCCAACATTACCAGAGTCTACAGTAATTGTATCTGCAACCTGTGCTAACTCTGTTTGCTTACTCATTAGGTTTGCTCCATGTAAGACATGATACATGACACTTTATCTGCCACTGAGCAGTCAACCTTAATAATGTCACCCGCATTTAAAACAATCTTACCTGCTAGTATATCAAGAGATGCCCCTGCAGGAATAGCAACATCCTTAATTAAGTTTGCTGTAGTGTTCTGTGTTTGACTTGTTTGAGTGGTAGTGCTTACCAGAGTCACAGATGCTGTTATTTGAGAAGTGTGTACGTTAGCTAGTGTAAGGCCAATTACAACAACAGTACTACCTGACTGAACCGTGTACAGCGTTTCAGGAGTACCTGCAGAGGCTGGCATTACATCTCTTGTAATGACTTTAAATGTGTTTGCCATGTCGTTATCCTATATCCTACCCAAGGGCGATTGCCAGAGCCACCGCACTACCAGCGGGGTCAAAGTCAGTAGAGTCTAAACCATCTAATGTGTCAGCGTCTACATTTAAAGCATCTACAAAACCCTTAGTGACTCGTGTATCAATATCACCGTTTACTCGTGCAGTAGTATAGTACAGGTTTGTACCCTCTGCAAGACCTGTCGTAGACTTAGCACTGAACGCTGTATCAAAGCGTCCCTGTGTGTAGTACAGGTTAGTGCCTTCGCTTAGATCTGTTGTACTGTGATTGCTTATGTCTGATACTTGACCTGTAACATTACCTACAACGTTACTTTCTAGGTCTTTGTTCATAACCCAGCGATCTGTTGTAGCGTTGTATGTAAATGTAGCAGAGGCACCATCCACTGTCAACCCTGCACCGTTAGCTGCAGCAGCATTAGCTGCACCACTAGCTAAGACAAGGTTCTTATCATCTATTGTAACTGTAGTACTGTTGATTGTGGTGGTTGTACCATCTACCTGCAAGTTACCAGCGACAACAAGAGTACCTGTATCATCGCCATGTGCGGCAGGGTCAATAGTAAAAGTAGATGGTCCTCTGAGGTAGCCACTTGTACTAATGTTACCTACAGACAGTACATCATTAGCATCTAAGTATACTGACTTCTCAGCAGGGTAAGTGATGAATATGTCTTTAGTGCCAGCAGTAAAGTTAACTGCACTACCACTGTTACTACTCTCTAAGACAGTAGTACGTGTAAGAGTACTTGAACTGTAAGTACCTAAACCTACTTCAAACTCAGCAGTGTTCCTATGTACGATAGCAGTAATATGTAGTATCACTATCTGAAAGAACACCACTGAAAGCTTTGAAAGCCAGCTACTGCGCCAGCAAGAGTTATAGCACCTGTGCCTGTAGTTGTAGTAGTCTCTTTTACTCTATCCTTGACAACAAGAGCCATAACTATGCTCCCTTATGCGATACGAATAATTGCAGTAGATGCTGCTGCTGCTGGGAATTGTACCACAAAGTCACCATTAGTAGATGTCTTAGTACCACCAAAGTCAATAGTAGCAATAGATTTGTTTGCTTGTGAAGTGTTATAGATGATACAACCGTCTGCTGATACTGTAGCAGATGCCCAAGTTGTATCTGTAAAGTCTATGATAGCCGTAGAGCCATCTAGTGAAATAGTAGCGCCAGCCAGAGTGTTGCCACCTGTAGTGTAGTTAGTACCAGTAGCCTCATCTGAGTTACCTGTAACGTCACTATAATTAGTTGTAGCTGCACCATACGTACCCGTAGGAGAAGCCTTGATAAGAGCAATTTTAAGTGTGTTGGTATCTAAATCGTGAACGCCCCCAAGTAGCTCTTGCTTGAAGCTGTTACACATCGCTGTAGTGATTGCCATAGGAGTGTCCCTTTAAAATAAGCACAAAGGGGCCAGCATGTAGCCAGCCCCCATGTTTATAGGTGTATTAAGCAGCGTTGTATACTGCAGTAACCAGAGCCTCTGGACGTAGAATTTTACGCCCGTAAAGGTGCATACCGCGAACAATATCAGCGAATGAATCTGGGTCACGGTAAGTCTCAACTTTGTTGAGTTGCTGTGCAGAAGCAACAGCAGAATCGTGTCCAGCTACAATAACGCCATAGTTATCGTCCTGTGCAGTTACGCCTGTAGTACCAGCGCCAGTACCCTTCGCAGGAAGGTTGTTTGACTGATAGATACGGAAGCCATGCAAGTTGTTAAGTACCAGACCGTTTTGCAGTCCTGCACCACCGAAGTCAGCGTTCAAAACGCGAGAATCTTCGTCTTTTAATAGCTCCATGAATACCGGGTCAACACACAGCCAACGCCCACGAGTATCAACATTAGCCTGATCAAGTACACGGCTCATACGAGCTACGACTTGCAAAGGTGTTGCTGTGGTTGCTGATGCAGCAGTTGCACCGCCAAAGCGAGGGAGCCAACGGAATTGAGTCACCAGTTGTACCTGCAGAAGCAGAAGTAGTGATGTTTCCGAAGTCTGACATATCCAACTTGTTAGCAGTCAGAAGTTCACCTGTCAAGTCACCCGCTGTTTGGTGTGAAGCAGTGCCGCTTACAGCACTAATTACCGCACCAGCAGTAGTGTAACCAGACATGTATGACAATACGTCAGCATCCATAGCATCAGCCATTTTATAGGCTGCACGATCAGATGATAAACGCATGAAGTCATGGTGGGCTTGCTGCTCTTCAATATCGTCAAGCTTGAAGGCAAAGTAGTTGGCTTTGTCGATAGTCAACTGAAAGTCATTATCAACGAGGTCTTGCGCCGAAACGGTAGTACCACGTAGCAATGCATTCACTGTGATATCAGGCTCTTTAAGAATGCGAACCGTATCACCTTGGTTTGCGATCTCCCCGAAATACTCAGAGTTAGTAATCGCTTGAGTTGTAGCAGCCTTGCGAAACGCAATTTGTGCTTGCTTTGAATAGATGACGCTAGAGAATACTCCGTTGTCAAGGTTGGTATAGCTTCCAGCTTTTCCAAATGCAGCCATAATAAATCTCCTTATAGATATGACCGTTAAAGTTATAGATCATCATATCCACAGCAGAGGCCAAACTTATCTGAGTAGTCTGTTATTTAGGTATGCCTACCTGTGTAACAGAGGTCAAACGTATTTGGGTAGTCTAGTAGTGGCTAGAGTCTTAGTTAAAATACACATTAACTCATTAAAGTGTACTCAATACAAGTTATATGCAACTCGTACCTATTGTCAATAGTTATTTTGACAAATCATATACAAACTTACCAGCTTTCTGAGCTTCATGTATCTCTTCGTGGTGCTTCTCAAACTCTTTGTCACTCATTTTAGCAACAGTAGATTCACGCCAGAAGTTCTTACTATCATCTCCATTTACGGTAGTTCTGCTTTTACTCTTTACAGAAGAGGCTGCTGCCTTATCTGCGCTGTTATTAGGTTTAGACTTAATACCCTTGTGGGACTTATACAAGTCGATAGCTACTGCTACAGACTTAGCATCCTCAGAGTTCTCGTATAGAGCATCCTGTACAACTTTAGGTTGTTTCTCTGCCCAGTTATGAAACTCATCTGAGGAGCGGATCTCTTCAAAGTCAGGGTGTAAAGACATAAGCTCTGCTTCAGCTTTTTCTTTCTTAGCTTGTGTGCGTAGCTCTTCTATTTCTTTGAGGCGACTATCCAAAGAAGGAAGCTTTTTCAGCAGCTTTATTCTCTGCGATAGCTTCAACAATACCAGCGACATCAGGGTACTTAGATGACCAAGCCTCAATCTCTTCCTTAGACTTGGGAAGAACCAGTTCATTCTTAGTAGCTTTATCAAGTTGACCCTGTAGCTTTTCAAACTTGGCATCCCAGTCCTTTTCTTTAGTTTGTAGGAGTTTACGGATATCACCATAGCGCTTCTTGAAAGACTTCTCTTCAGCGCTTAATCCATCTGACTCTGTATCAACTTCTTCAGACTCTTTGGATTCCACAGACCGTGTTTCTTTTTGTTCCGTATCACTCTCATCTGAAACTTGGGTGTTCTCAGCGCTTTGGCTATCGGGTTCCTGATTATCTTCTGCTTCTTCATCGACCTGCTCACCCTTGATGAGTGCCTCTAGTTCGCGTTCCTTCTTTCTCAAGCAACTGTTGGTTGCGATCATGTGCGTAGCTGTCTGCTTTAATAATAGTTTGTTCTGCCATTGACATAGTTGTAGTTCCTTTATGTTGGGGCCAGCATTATTGCCGGGTAGCCTTATAGTTATTACGGTGTAGGTTCGTCTTCCTCTGATGTATCATTTACTTCTGAGCTAACATCTTTAACAAAACCTGTTGGAGTAGCTGTGTACCCTGCAGCTTTCATATCTTCTTGGTACTGTCTTGAAGCCACTTCGTGAAAATTTCCGCTAGTTATAGCTTGAGAGCGTTCTGTATTCTTTTGAACTTCTCGCTCTTCTGGTGATATAGCTTTATTACTTGATCCGTAAACACGTTTACCTTTTATCTCAGTCGATGGGTCAAACAATGGACCTGTACTGTTTTTAAAGTTTCTATAAGCAGTTGTTAGACCTTGGTTAAGATTTTCAGCAGTGTCTTTTATGCCACCTAAGATATCAAGACCGCCCTGCTCATCTTTACCCTCTAACTTATCAAGTAAACCTTGAACTCTTGATTTATACTTATCATCTTCACCTAAACCACTTAAAGCCTCAGTTAATTGTTCCTTCATAAACTTCTTATGTTGAGCTTGAGCTAACCCAATGATAGGAACACCTAGACCAACTGAGTTTCTAGAACCTGTAATGTCTTCTTCTACCCTATTAAACCAGTCCTCTTCTTTACCCTCTGTAATAGTAGAATAGTCTACTAACTCTTTACGTTCAGTTTTAGGGTCAAATATAGGATCATCTTTATCTGAACTTCCTGTCTGAGTAGTAGGAGTCTCAGCGCTTTCTTTACCTACCTCAGTATACCCTGCTGGTATTGCAACTGTAGGTTGACCATTAACAAATCTAATCGTCATTGTCAAGCCCTGTTCGTTAACGTAAGTCTTATACTCTTGTGTTTGACCTGCGCTGGGCAATGTGTAACCTTGCATGAAGTCAGGCTGTGTCATGGTTGTAACATCACCACCCTCGTTCATCATCATAGGCTCATCTTGAATGTCCTCTGCTTGTAACTCTGAAACGTCAAACGGTAAGCCACCCTCTGCTGGTACAGGCTCTCCACCGATGCGACCATTAGCTTCCATATCAGAAAAGCCCATCTTAGCTTGTGTACGTAGGTCTTCAAAGAACTTAACACCAAAGAATCGCACAACATCAGCAGGTACGACATACTCACCTTCACTTAGTCTAGCATCAATGTTATCACGTACTTCTTCTGGTAATGACCCAGTAGGTACTTCATTACCTGAGACTGGATCTACTTCTTCTACAGAGCCGCCCAGCGCAAAGGCCATTTCCATTTGTTCATTCATAGCCATTCCACCTTCGTTAAACATTCTGATTTTACCATCTGCTGTTTTTACTGCCATCTCTTTCATTTGTGAAATAGTAGGCTTCTTTACATTTTTAGCTAATACGAGAGGGCCAACCTGTATAACTTCATCAGCTTCAAATACAGGCATCCCTGTCTTCTTGTCGTAAAATGCACTACCACGATAAGGATTCATACCTACCTGTGTCCACTCATCTGAGCCCGATGCAATAATATCTGCTGCTTGTTTTTGTAACTCATAGGGATCTTCTGGGACGTATTCACCAAAAACACGCGCTATTGTAGATTTACCCATAGGTTTATCTTCTCCTGCAGGTGTTCTACGTTTACCTCTAGCAATATCTAAAGCTTCTTTTGACTTGGAACCAAATCTAATACCTTTTAAACGTATAGCTTGTCCAAACCCAACAACACTACCCGCATCTTTAGTACCATCATGTATAGATACAACCCAAGTATCATAATTGTTATATGCAGGAATATCTAAACGAGAGGATACTTTTTGACCTGCCTCTAGACCAAAACCCTTTACACCAAGTATTCCAAACTTACCTGCTTTCTTACCAAGTGAACCCGTTACCTCTGTAACAGTTGGCATCATCTCCATAACTTCTTCTGCAGTAAACTCTTTAGGTTCTGGTATGGAGTCTGCTATCTTTTTTCTAGCTTCTTTAGATGTTATATTACCTTCAAATAATTCCTGCGCTGCTGCCTGTGAATCTACAGGGTTTGCCTGTCTTTTTGTTTCAGGTAACTTGTTTTCTTCTTGCCATGATTTTAAAGCAGAAGGGTCATCTAATAATTTCTCTGCGTCTGAAACATCTTGATTAACTCTAGACACCACAGGTATATTAGTAGCACCCTCTATAGCAGTATCAGTCTGTTTAGATAAATCTGCACCCTTACGTATCATACTCTTTGCTACTGGGCCAAGAGCAGGTATACTTCCTAAAGCCTCAACTCCTGCAAGCATACCAATCTTTAGATAGTCAGGCTCTTCTTTCTGTAACTCCTTTTGTACTTCTACTACTGAGTCTACTGGTGTAGCTAAACTTACGGCTGTATCAGCAGCGGTGACTGACATAGGTTCTTCTGTTCTATCTCCAAACACTTTAGAGAAGTTATCTGCAGCAGGGGCTACCTCTGCCTTTTCTTCTGGAGTCATATCAACTAAGCGTTTACGGTAGTCAACCATTAACCATCTCCCTGAGTAGCTTTAACCGTCTTAGCGTACTAATAGAACCCTGTGCTGAATACACTTCTTGTACAGAACCAGCCTGTTCCATAGTCCTGTGTTGTGTAGCTATAAGTTCATCAATTAGTTGATTAAACTCATCCATAGCTTGTTTGTTGTTAACGAGTTGCTTAAGCGACATTACCAGTAAACCCTTGCTCACCTGGAGTTGGTGCTGTACCTATACCCATCTGTGATCCACCACCGCCTGATGTATCTGCTACACCCTGTGGGCCTTGACCTTGTGGTGCTTGTACACCCTCTGGTCCTGCAGGTGGTTGTTGTGGTGCTTGGAAAGCTTTCAAGATCTCAGCCTGAATAGCTGCGTCCTGCATAGAGTTAGTCACCTTAGAGGGGTCAAGATCCATAGACTTAGCAATCTCACGAATGATGTAATCCATCTTAGCAAACGGTGCTAGTGTTGGGTTCTGTGCTACCTGCAAGAACTGCATCAAACGTTGTGAGCGTACCTCATTAGCCATAAGGCTCTCTGTACCAGATGCACGTACCTCTAGGTCACCACGAATATCTTCATCAAAGTCAAACTGCATGTTAAATGCAAAGAAAGACTTACCTAGTGGCCGTATGAGGTAATCATCAACGTTCTTAACAACATTTCGTATGCTACCATTAGCTGCAGACATAAGCATAGAGATGCCAGAAGCAGTTCGCCCCACTCCACTGACGCCTGTTTGACCATGTGCGAAACTTGGGAAGCCTGTGCTTTCATCTGCTAATACCCTAGCCTTATCAAATAGTTGTAGGTTCTCTTGTGCTACATTGGGAAACTTGGTCCCAAAAATGCCTTGGCCCGGGGCACCCCCCTGTCTCCGAAACACTTTTCCAGGGTACACACTTAAGTCCTGCCCGGGCACCAAATTGGTTTCATCAACCTCTATGATTAGATTACCAGATAATGCAGCATTGTCAATAGCCATACGCATAAACCCATTCATAAGAGTTTGCGTATCATCCATATTCTCCGCTATACCTACCCCAAAGAATGAGTAAGGGTTATGTTCGTATGGTGTTGCATAATAAGGTATAGTTGCTGGCTTAAAAGGATTAAGCACAAAGCGTAGTACTTCACCGTTACACACCCAGATGTTACAGCTAAGTTCATCTAAGTCTTTGTAGTCTTTAGGAATAGATACACCATTCTCTTCTAGTAACTCTACATCGACAAAACCCCAGAACTCTAAGACTTCCCAGCGCTCTGTAGTAGCCTCAGTCTCGTTGTCTTCCATAGTCTGTTCCCAGTACTTCATATCGTAGTCTGGGCCTTTATCTACAGCAAGCTCAACAGCATCCTTCATAAAGTAGGGACGGTTCTTTAAGCTACGCAGTTGTGTGCGGGACATCTTATGACGCTCCACTACATACTCCGCATCATCCATACTTGACGCCTCTGGGTCAGGATAGAAGTTCCATAGAGATACGTGACTAGTAGAGGGTACAGTCTTGACCAGAGGGTCATACTCACCATCCTCATTCCAGTTAGGGTACTCTTTATCTACAGCAAATGGACCCTTCATAACACCAGTACCTAGAAGAGCCATCTCAAATGCCATAGAGCGTAGATGCTTATTAGCGCCTGACTCTACAAGCTGGTCATGGATCTTCTTCTCCATCTTCTTAGCGGCCACCATAGCGGGGTGAAACGTTACTGTGGTAGGGGTGGTGCCATCACCCTCAATAACCTTATCACTGACTGGCCCTAGCTTCTCCTCTAGCGGTCCTAGTCGGTTCTTAAGGTCAGCCATAGTCTCACCGGGCTTTAACTCAGTGTCAGGTCCGATTAAGTAAGGCTTAGGGGCTGCATCTCGTGTAACATTATTTAGTTCATCCCCAGCCTGTTCAGCATTAGGGTCAATGTTAATGTGTACTGACTCAGCTACACCATCTGGTAAAATAGAGGGATCAATAGTAAGTGGGAACTTATTGTTACCAAACAGTACGTCTACAATCTGACCATAAGCAGCGAGTGTCTTTGTCTTAGTGACCTTAATAAACACACGAGACTTCTCTGTGTCAGTGAATTGTACATCTGATCCGTAGATACCACGATAGTTACGATATGCACGTAACCAGCGTGTCTCATCACCATAACGTGAATCTTCAGACCGTTTAAATCTTTCGTTCACAAATGCAACAACACTAGATACAGACTCAAAGATGCTATCTTCTGCATCCTCTGCTGCGGTTACTTCATCTGTTTCAAACATGAGTTCGTCTTGTTCTGCCATATTTAATATCCAAAGCTGGGGTCAGAGGCTTGAAACCCTGATCGTTGAGTTGCAGGGTTGTAGTCCCATATAGAACTTCTAGGTCTTGTCATTATACCATACCTTAGAGCGTCATACAAGTGGTCTTCTGCATTTGTATCAACGTCCTCTGGGTTTCTTTTATCTAGAGGGATAGAGGGTAGTTGAGCTATTGTGTTGGTACAGTTAGCGAAGAATACAAGTCTAGGCTCTTCTGTATGCTCATCTACCTGTAACCGCCTGTGCATCTCGTTCTTACCTGCTACACGAGAGCCTCTAGATCTATCTGAGGGACGCCAGCGGCAACCCTTCATATTCATTTGTTCAGCCAATGACGGGCCAGTATCACCACGCTTGTGCCATAGAGAACTATCCAAAACACCATATCTAATTGTGCCATCTTCTGCCTCTGCATCTAGTATCATGTCAGCTAAATCAGTAGCTGTAACCTTAGAACAATATAACTCTCTGTAGACAACAAGCTGCTCACTGGGTGATACAGCAATCCAGACAACGCCTGTGTAGCTTCCGTAACCGTAGTCGCAAGCTCTAAACTTAGTCCAGCTTGAGGGAATTTTAAAAGGCTCCACGACATGTATGGCTCTGTTCCACTCAGGAAAGGCTGCACCTTCATTGACATCCCAGTTACCTTCTAGTAGTTGCTTACGTTGATGCTCTGGTAGCGACAGAAGCATTGCCTCATAGTCGCCACTCTCTGCTAAGTAAGGGTTATCAAATAAACTAGCAGGTATAAACCTACGCTTAAACAGTGACTGCCCAGCCTTAGAGTGACCCGCTGGATACTTAATCTCTTCACCTGTCTCGATATTAGTAGCCCAGAAAGCCTCACCATACTTAGCAGGATCAATAAACATCTTCTTAACCCATGAGTGACCGCTGCCACCGGGGTTAGTTGTCGCTCTCATGTAAAGACCTAACTCCATTGAACTAGCAGATCTCAAGCGACTCCTCATATAATCCCAAGCGAAAGGTGTAGGCCATTGAGTAAGTTCATCGAACCCAATCCAGTTAAACGCCTGACCCTGATATCTCGTAACGTCCATGTCCTTATCAAGATATGACATCCACAGTCTACCACCTCTAGGTGAAATCCACTGAGACTTACGTTCAGACCACTTGATTCCCGGTACAGCACGAGGATATAACTCCTGAGATTTTTGTATAAGTTCCCTTAGTTCTTCTGTAGTGTGTCGTACTAACAACCCGCTAAAGTTGGGGTGGTTTAAACCATGTAGAGGGTCAGCAAGCATAGCATATGACTTACCACCCCCAGCACTACCCCCATATAAAACTTCACGCTCAGATGAACTAAGAAAGTCTGTCTGAGGGCCGGGGTTAGGTTTAAACACGACATCCTGTGCTACCTCGACATCAAACTCAGGAGCCTTAACCTCTGCAGGAACAGTTGTAGGGGGAGTAGCGACTGTCTCTGTCTGGTTAGCTTTCTTCTGAGTACGCCCCGACCCTGCCTTTTTCAAGCTTCTCGATTTCCGCGAGGGTTTCTTGGAGCCTTTTGGCAAGTCTGCGTTTAATAATAACTGCTTTTTTACGTCTTCTGTCAATTTCTACTCGCTTCTTTAAGCCCATGTGAGATATATACCTATCAGTGTGCTTTGTCAACCAAATTGCAACTTCCCTGTAGGAATATTGTTTTAAGTGTCTCTTTGCAAGCTCAAGCGCTTCTAGTTCATGTGGTATCGGTACTAGCAGTCTTTCATTGTCGGGGTGTAACTCATAGCCAAAAGGTATCGTTTGTGATACCCTAGCTACCGTGTGCCATTCTTTCTCTTTTCCCTTGTTAGGTTTGGGTAATTCCCAGAAACCCAAGTCTCTCTTGTAGTCAATTTGTGGCAAGGTCTACTCATTCTTCCCTTCTTTGGGGGGTAAGTAAAATATACCGCCGCCTCCTGAAGTTACATCAACCTTGTCTACCTTGCCTAGCCCAGCGCGATCAAGTAAATCTTTCGCTGCAGCCATCTTATCACGAATACCTAACTCAGTAGGGTCATACAGTGCCTGTGTCATAGCCATAGCTGCTTTAGGTGCAGTACGAGCAAACCAAGTACGTGTCTTCTCACCTATCTCATCCTTTAGAGACTCGACAATAAGAGAAGTGGAAGTACCATCTCCATAGCCAGCTAACTTCTTAGCCTGTACAACATCTCCATTAGCCTCATCAAAGAGAACCTCTAGAAACTTCTGTTGTTTATCTGTCAATGATCTTGCCATTATAACGTCCTTAAGTAAATCAAACCTACAAAGCTACCTGTAATAACTAGGAACAACACAAAACCTGCTGTCCACTCTACAATCTTACGCTTCATCTCTATACGTTTGTGATCATGTTCTTTCTTTTGTTTGCGGATATCAGCCTCAATACGTAGAAGCTCTTCCCAATGTGAAGGCCCATACATTACACATATGTAATCCTTGAGTTCCTTCCTCATAGACTCAGCTTTCTTCTTAGCTGCGAATATCTCCATTGCTTCTGCTTGAACGCCACCACCAAGGGTTTTATACCAAGGTGGTTTAGCGTTCTGTCTATCAGCAAAGTCTAAGTCACTTATGGCACCAGCCCACTGTGTAAGCTGACCACCCATGTCTTGTAAGTCTTTACCTACCGCAATACCCTTCTTAAGAGCATTAAATGCGGTTGTGGCTAAACCTATAGCGGTTACTGGATCTATCACTGTAGGAACCCCCTCTTCTAAGTCCACTACCTGTTTGTCTATCTGTATCACCTGATGATACATTAGCTAGAACAGTAAGGCTTAGAATAAGGGGTAATTCCTTAACTAGGTTCACTGTTTAATGCCATAAACACGACCGTATATCTCCCCTCTTGAGATACCCATATCATGTAGTTCTTTGTCTCTCATGTTCATCAGAATCCAGTAGTCTGCTCGACGCTGTTGATGATCCTGAATACGTGTTAGTAAGTTCTTAAACATAGCACTATCTCCTTATGTTGTGTGCGGAGATAGTTATACTTATTTATGGGTTGAGTAGTAGATACAAAATGTGCATACCCGCTATCTGTTAGGGTTATAGTACTGCCTTACTGAGATAAACGCCTCTAAGCTACTAGAAGCACCATCAAATGCTAAGATTTTATCACCAGCATGTAGGTGTATCCTATCAGAGCCTATAACATTATATACGTCCTTACCAGCTATAGACTTATCATTTATCAAGTGGTGGTACGTACTTGTGTCTGCGTGATACCACTGAATCGTAACATTCTGAGTAGATGTAGACCCATTCGTTACATGTAGAAAGTCTATGGTTGCATCGTGATTAGGTGGACACGTATAAATCAAGTTAGCACTAGCACCACCTGAAGTAGCAGTAATGGTTACTGATTCTGTATCTGTTGTAAAATCACGAGTGGTAACCATTTACTAGGCTTTCTTCTTAGCTGGTTTCTTCTTAGGAGTCACAGCCTTCTTTACTTTAGTAGTCCATGCTTCATTCTCAGGTGTACTAGGGTCATCCTTAATATAGTGACCCTTATCGTTTCTAGCACGTACAACTTCTACTTCCTGTGTACACACCTTCTCGACAAACTCATCTTTATACCAAACGACACCATAAGCACCTTCACCAGCAATAGGGTTACCACCAGCATTACGTACAGTATCAGACTCTACTGTGTATCCAGCCTTCTCTAGGGCTGCTTTATGCTCTGTGAATACACTCATTACGTCTTGATACCTCGTGTACCTGCTTGTGAAGGCTTATTAGATGCACCACAGGCTAGACCACCCTTATTGTAGCCCATCTTCTTCTTAGCCATACCACCACCCATGTAGCCCATTTTCTTAGCTACAGCAGGTGCTTCTTTCTTAAGTGCTGCCATACCAGCATTCATTGGTTTCTTACCCATCATTACTTCTTCCCCTTCATACACTTTTTAGCTTTTTTACATTTGGCGGGAGTAGGACATCCCTTACAAGGTACTTTACTAGGCATTACGTTTCCTTCCTGATGCTGTTGTTGACCACTTAACCTTCTTAGGGCCAGTCTTCTTAGCGGCCTCTTTCTTACTAATCTTACTAGCTACAGCTTTGGGTCTACACGCAGGATAGCCACGCTTCTCACCAGAGGAACGACCACAGGGTTTACCTGTCTTAATGTCGGTCCACTCTTCACCGAACCACTTACCTAAGCCACCCTGTTTAGCCATTATGTCTTCTTAACCTTGTTAGCTTTAGTTCCACTGTATGTACCACCAGCAGCCTTATACGCCTTAGTCAACCAAGCACTACCATAAGCGCTGGGCCATACCTTGAACTTCTTCTTAGCTTCAGCCTTCTTACGGGCATACAACTTCTTGTTTGTTGGGGTAGGTGATTTACTCATGCTATTATAAAGTCCACTATCTGTCCGTCTGGCATACGGAGTTTATTAGGGTCAGGATGATAAGCATACATCTGATTAACTAACTTAAGATCCTCTACAGGTGTGTCAGGAGTAACCTTATTAGTATCCTTCTTATTAACCTGCTTCTCTACTGGCTCACCTACACCATTCTCAAACACAATATTAACGTGAGTCTGAAAAGGCATACTAGGTAGAGGTAGATGAGATATCAGACTCATTCAGGTACAGGCTCCTTAGTGCCAAATACTCTCTCATAGGTCATATCACTACTGTACTCTTCAGCCCACCTATTCTCAGTAAAGGTAGCAAACTCTATCAGAGCCTCTAGGTCAAGATCCATAGAGTTCATATAAGTCTTCATATCCACAACATCCTGCTGTAGCACTTCAATAGTGTGGGCCTGTTTAGATACCCACCATACAGCAGCTACAAGCTGTACAGCCATAGCTATAACTAGAGCGACAGGAAGTTTAAGATCAGTCATACTACCACGCCTTACAGGACCAGTACCTAGCAGTAAACTTATCCTTGGCAGTATCACAGTTATGTCTAGCCCTAAAGTTACTACGACGATCAGGCTGATCCTTCTTGATCGACATATTAGGGTCACCGAAACGAACTACTTTAACTTGGTCACCCTTCTTAGCTAGTACAGCACTCTTCTTAGAGCCACCAGGAGTACGCTTAGGTTTGTTGTAACCAGGATAAGTTTCACCCCGGTACTTCAACTTACCACTAGGTAAACGCTCTACATCTTTAGTTGTAGCCATACTACTTCTTTCCAGCTTTACTATTACGAGGGAAACTACGGTTAGCCTTCTTAGTCGTTACACGTAGGTTAGACTTAGAGTTATCGTGAGGGTTACCATTCTTATGGTCAACATCCTTACCGTCACCCTTCTTAACTTTACCAGCAGCCTCTAACTTACGTCGAGCCTTCTTACGGGCAGCATTACGAGCCAACTCTCTAGGAGTACTCTGTAATTGTCGCTCTCTCTTGTAGTCTCTACCTGCCATAGTCTCGCTCTCTATCAGGGTCTAACACTTCGTAACGCTTAAGGTGACCCTCTAAATACATAGCTCTCTCAACGTGATCCAGAGAGTACCTCACACCAGTGTCAGCCTCAATAGCTGCCCTGACATAAAAGACATCACTCTTAGGAATGTGGATCTTTTGTACGGCTTTACCATTATTGCTAACAAGAGCTTTGTAAAACTCTTCTATAACACTATCAGATGCATACAGTTGTACGGACTTTTTCATATAAGTCAACACTTAATTTAATGAACGACAAGGAAAAGAGGTATGTGTAAGCTAGTGAGTCTAACTTAAGAGGGAAGAGGGAGACACAAGAGGGAGTTAAACTCTAAAAGCTTAACACATACCAACTAGTTTATGATTGTTATTGTTATTATCACATAAACTGTAGTTAGTTTACACTATCTTCTACTTGTTGTCAACTATTATTTCACTTAACGACAGAAGAAAGTCTCTACTACATAGTTAAACTCTCTAAGTTAAACTCTATCAAGTGTTTAGATTATAGAAGAAGTTTAAGATAGTAGATGTTTAACTTTAAAAGTTTAACTCTGCTGCTACTGCTACGCAGTTATACACATCTGTGACCCTCTGTCAAGTGCTTTTCTTTAGAAGCTATACTTAATAGTCACTCTATATATACTAAAGGATAGGTATTACACTTTACAGAGCAAAAAACCCCGTGTGTGTATTTGTGTATATATAACGTACTGGTATACCCCCAGTGGCCCTTGCCCCCTACCCCTTTAGGTTGCATTCACCTGGTCATTTTCTACTTCAGGTTGTGTTTTTAGAGCTATTCTAACCGAATTGTGTCGTTTTTAGGATATGGCAATAGGTAAAGCCTTGAAATCATTACAAAAATAAACTGTTTGATTGTCAGATATCCGTAAAATATGTCGCAAAAAGCCTACCCCCTCAGTTTGTGATCACAAAACAGCCTAACGGAT